GGCGTATTAGAGGACGATGTGGCGGGTCGCGGGTTTCCGGTTGCGGGTTTGTTTTGCAACCCCAAGCCCCAGTAGGGAGGATTTATTATTTTTTTTTGCTTTTTCTATTTGACATTCCTTTCGTATGCATTGGAGGAAGGTCAAATCACTTTTTTATTTTTTTTTATTTTTTTTCCGCCAACATAGGGGAGGGTCAATATCCAACCCGCAACCTGAAACCAGCAACCTTACAACAAATAACAAACAATCCTAAAATTAGAGAGAAAGTCTAAATCGTTTTTGCCCAAAAGTTCAATAGCAGATTTGCTCAAAATGTATTAAAGGTATGAGGGGACTCATTAAAAATAAAAACTCCGAAAGCAATGTCTCTCGCGAAAACGACCAACCAAAAACAAGCAACAGAATCTCGCCCTGATGAAAAAGAAAAGGTCTGTATGATTCAATGTCTATTTAATGGGGCTACTACAACATTTCCTCATTATGTGCCGAAAAGCGAATTCTTTGATTTGATAAACAACTTAGTTGGATTGGATAAGAGTATGCGTAATGATAAAGCCTTTACCATATATATTGAGGGGGTATTTGATATGGCTATGGAAATATCGCAAGACTTTCACACAGCATCAGGACTCTTTAATACTACTGAAACTATGCTGGATTACTGTCGGAAAGAATTATATAAAAGACAGGGAGACGAATTAACCAGAAGGAGATTTCTCTTTTTCTGGGCTTCACTGATAAACGGCTTGTTGCAAGTGGGTAGAATTCAAGATGACAGCAATAATGGATTTATATTCATAGAAGAACCGGAGAAATATTCAAAGAATGAACTTACAGAAATGATTATTCAAGAACTGAAGAACCGAGAACTTATCGCAGAGCAGAAGAAGGCAAAGAACGACAAGAAACGCAAGGCAAAGAAGGCAAAGAAGACCGCAGGGCAGACCGAGACCGAGACCGAACAACGAATGCGAGAAATGGAACAACGAATGCAACAAGACGAGACAAGAGCGATGGAATGCGAAGACATTAACCAAGCGGTTAAGCATCTGGAATGCGGAGAACTATTCGCCATTGCTCACCCTTGCTACGATTACGATTGCGAAGTGTCTCTTGACATTATGGAACATATTACAGTAGAAGGCATTGTAGTTAGGACAACAACTGCGGTGGAATATTTTCTTTAAGGCATAGATTTTTTAGTATAGGATTTTGTAAGCAACGCACTCCGCTTGGTGCTTAATATTGCAAGCCTAACTTGTATAATTTAAAAAATTGATTTAAAAACATTTACAATCATTTATCAACAATTAAGAATGCCGAAAGTCAGCAATAAAATCAACTGGGAAACAGACTCAGTCTCTTTCTATAAATTTGTCTGTAAAGACCCACAAATAACATTTGTTTATGTAGGACATACTACAAATTTCGCATCAAGGAAATCAACCCATAAATCCATTTGTAATAATTCAAAAAACACTAACCACAATCAACCTCTATATCAGTTTATTAGAGCAAATGGAGGTTGGGAAAATTGGACTATGATTGAGATAAAGTCTCAAATTTGTAAATCACCAAGAGACGCCGAGCGTGTGGAACAAGACTTAATCAATCAAGAACACCAAGTCTTAAACGCACAAAAGGCACATAGCGGAGTAGATTTATCGAGTAATCACCCTAATTATCATACACAATATCGTCAGCAGAACCGAGACGCGATTAGTATTAAATTATCACAATATTATCAGCAGAATAAAGATACGGTTAAGGTTAAAAACGCAGAGTATTATCATCAGAACAAAGCCTCTCTTATTGCTAAAAATGTAGAGTATCGTTATCAGAACAAAGATGTTATTAACGCTAAACGCCGAGCAAGATACGCTTTAATCAAATCACAAATGCTATGCGAGATTTTAGACAAGACTAATCCATAAACCACAAGCCAATAACTCGTTTAACTTTAGGAATTTTTTTTAACTATGTAATTTAACAATGCCTTCAATCGCAACCGACTTGACTTATGGACTGAAAAAAGAAACAGACATTATTACAACACTTTCAACTTTTTTTGGAAAAGACTTGGTTAAAACAGCCGACCCCTTTTGTAAATTTGATTTTACAACAATTGAAGAAGACCTAACAATTGAACTCAAAAGCAGAAGAAATACAATGGCGGCTTATCCCACAACTCTTTTACCAATTCACAAGTCAAATGATAGAGAGAACCTTTACTTTGTCTTTAACTTCACAGACAAAGTAGCATACATTAAATACAATAAAGAGGTATTTGATACATTTAAAACTTGCTTCATTACTGCAAGAGGACGGGAAAGAGGGGCAGACCATTTCCTCATTCCTGTTTCTCTCTTGAAAGAGATTACCCAATAAACGACTGCAGTCCCACAGGCTGGAAGGCTTTTGATGCTAAATTCACAGCCATTGGCTGTGAGACGAGTGATTGGTTGGGATACATTGAATAATGGTTCAAAAGACGATTTGAGAGAACAGAGGACAATTTTCCTCCAGAATGCAAACCATACCCCCGCATATTGGAAGCATAAAGTCCTCTGCCTGACTGGTATTCATACGCCATCTCTCTTGATTGTTTGCGAGAAGGTCTTTGACGAGCAGATGCTGACCTCAGTGCATTATCTGTCTTATGGTATGATGATTCCAGATTACCATAACCTGACCTTTCCAAATAACCATCATTACCAGAACCCACATCGTATTTGCTTAAGCGTTGTCTATAATCACTTGGAACATACTTGCTTGTATTATACACTGCTCGTTGATATTGGGGGTGATTCATTGCTTGTTCTCTTGCATAATCAGTATAAGCAGAGACATTTTGGGGACTAAATGTTCCTTCGCCTGCTTCATTAAGTTCCATATTTGAAAGGTCATCAAACAATTTATCACTTAATACTCCCGCAGCGGCTGCTGCTCCTGGAATAAAAGGGACTAAATATGGTTGAGCCGTTGCCGTTGCTCCGGTTGCCGCCGCTGCAGCACCCGCAGTAATCCCGGCTCTCGCTAATTGCTTTAACATTGGTGCTGAAAACTTTAATCCTGCCCTTCCATATTTTGAAACAGTTTCAGAGAGAGAACCTCCTTCCATCATATTCTGTTTGAGTTCTTCTGGAGACAAACGCATCTGGTGTAGTTTTCCTAAATCAAATTTCTTATTGATTGCTTTCATATGATGCGGCAATAGAAACAGTTCCATTGCGTCTTCTACTGATGACGGTTTCTCTATACGAATTGCACCTCCTTTCATTAAACGAAGTAGTTTTGGTTTCCCAAGTCTTTTAATATGAACTCTTGCATAATCCGCCATTTATATATATGAATATTTAAATTTCCTAAATATTCATATCTTTTCTCTCTGTTGCATTAACACAAAACTTATACGCGAGACCCAGCAAGCACATTAATCGCTATCTGACAACTGTATTCCAAAAATACGAAGTAATCAACCGCGAAAGTAGAGAGATTCTGTCCCTGAATAACAAGTGATTTAGGCACACTTCTCTCAATAGGCAACATACGCTCAAGGTTCAAATATGTATAGCAATACTTGTTCTCAAAGTCCAATTGCGAAATCAGAGAAGAAGACAGTCCGTCAATTTGATTACCATTCACCGCATTCTGGCCGTTGAGTTGTTGCAAAAACGACTCATAACAATATTTCTGGTTATTGTAAATAACATTCTGTCCTGAAACTTGCACATTGAAATTGGTAAGATGACATAAAGGGGAAGTAGAACCTCCACCTGCACAATCCCAAGGAGATAGGATTGGAGCAAGGGCAAGATTTGCAGTAGAAGTATAAAAAGGAATTATTACGATGCTCTTCATTCCAGCGATACCATTCGTTACTAGTTGATTTATCAAACCGCTTGAAGCAACATTGAGAATTTGATAGAAATAACAATCACTATATTCAATCGATTTCACAGGCGAAGAAAGATAAGCGGATTCATACACAGGTGAAAAAACATATGATGGGCAGTTAAGAACAACTGACCTCGCAAACACTCCAGTCTGGACTGTTGCTCCAGCCGCATTATGAACACCGCCAAGAGCAGTCGCACCAACAGATACTGAAATATTATAAACTGAAGTAGCAACAAGTGATACTCCTCCGTTAGGTGTGTTGATGGAAGCCACCATCAGAGGGTTTATTCCGCCGCTCGGGACTGAAACGCTCGGTTGGGCAGCAGTCATAATATTTGCTCCGCCCTTGGTGAAAGATGTTGTTGCATTATTCAATTGCAAAGTAAGTTTAAAAAATATGCCCTTTGAAAGAGGCATCTTGTCAAAGAATGGGTGAAGATGTCTCAAAAACACAGTAGCCATAATACAAATCTGAAAAGCGTTTGCCGTAGCAGAGCCTGCGGTCTTGTTAAAGACATAGTTTTTGTAAAGATTGTTGAGAGAACCGGTAGAAATAAGAGTGGAAAAAGCCGATGGTTGAGTTCCACCTGCAGACAAACCTGTAAGTCCAGCGGCATCAAAATTAATCATACGCTGTCTCTCATATAGACCTCTATTCCAACTATCCTGTGGATTGAAAGCACCGCTAACAACAGGAGCAACAAAAAAGTTGTTGTTGTTGGTCGTTCCAATGCCAGCAGCACCAGCAGTGTTCCATTCATAAGATGTTGCTACATCAGGATAGAACCCAATACTTGAGCCGATGGTTGCGACATCTTGCCAAGATAGAGTTGTCAATAGGCGAAAGTTATTCCACAGGTTAATAAATGGCGTTTGCTGTATGATAGTTGAGCCCGCCATATCGACTTGCACTGAATGAATAACCGAAGCATAGTTATTTTTCAAACCAAAAGCAAAATCGGCAGAGGTCGCAGCCGTTGCCCATACAGGGTCAGCAACCGTAGCAGTTGCCGTAAGCAAAAGCGGAATTGAAAGATACGCTTCGCGGTAATTCATATACTTATTACTGTTTGAAAGTTGTGATGTATCCAGAGTCAAAAAATTTGAAGAATATGTAGAGTTGTTATTGTCCAAAATATTCACCCAATCTTTCCGTAAAAAGAGCGACGGCTGGGATTCACTGGAAGAAGACATATCATAAACGACCGAATCCATTTTTATATATTATACCAAGAGAAAAAAAGTTGGTATAATAACGCCTAAATACCGGACGCTCAATCAAAAAGCAATATTCTTGGGCTTGCGTCCCATTCTCGGCTGAAGATTGCTTAAAGCACTGCCTGCAAGTCCGCAACCAATCCCCATTCCAAGACCCATTCCAGTTATTTCCTTGTATTGTTGAAGTCCATCATACGATGATGCACTGCCAGCACCACCTTTTCTTAATAAAATTGAAGCACCACTACCACTCATTAGTTTAAGTGGAATTGAACGATTTCTAAATCTCAAACTACTATGAACCTGAAATCCTCTTGTCATATATACTAATGTTAGATTTTAAATTCAGCTTCATTTAATTTGCAGCAATCTTTTTTTTCAAATTCCTCAAACGCAGAGTATTTATCATCAATGTATTCAAAAGACTTAGTTGTTTCTGGATTTCAATGTCTTTGCTTAAATCACTTGTTCCAGTCTTTAATTCGCCTAATAGTTTCAATTGTTCCCGAGAGAAATCATCATACATACTATTCAGTTTTTGCTCATTGATTTCACCAAACATATATTACCAAAAGACATAAAAATCCCTAAATAAACGAAGTCCTACCCTGAACCATTTTCCTTTATTGCTAGAATGATTGTCATATTGGGGTCTATGATTTTGATTAGAGATTGGTTATTTCCCCGAAGTGTAAAAGTCAATTGACTTGTTGTTCCAACAATCGTATTCCAAGAAAACTCAGGCGGTTTGTCTATTATCTGCTCACCAATGGCTACATTGGGTGTTAATGAATATAAAATAGTGCTTGGATTAGCATAAATATTATTGACAAAATTACAAGAGAGAAAGAGTGTTGGGTTGGGCTGAACTTGGGGGCTGACTGATGAATTGTATGTCAGATTTGTTCCAACACCGCTATTTTGTGATGTTGCAAATCCAGAAGTATATCCAAAAATAATATTGATTGCCGACGGAAGTGTAATGATGGGATTGAATGTAGTTGTTGGATAACCAACCCAAGCAGCATATACAGCCGCAGCGTTTGCAACAGGTGCTGTCCAACCAGCAGGCAAACTTGTTGGGACTGGAAATGTATTGAGGTCAATTGAATACAAATTCACATTCACAAGAAACTCGGCATAATACACATTTTGAGACGCAGAGTTGATTAAGTAATGCCCATTTTTTACCATTGTGAATTGCAATATATTATTGAGGTCGCTAATTTCCCACAGCCCGTCTGGAACTGTGATGGTATAAGTATTCGCTGGTGCAGCACCCACAATCCAATTATAACTAAAAGTGTTATTTTGTAATGCTGCCGAAATATTCGCCCAAGAGTAATACATTGTAATTGATTGAACTGCGATTTTGTGATTGGGAAAACTGACAGTTGAAGGAAATTGATAGACCAAGGTTGAATTATTACTATCACTTGCTAATAGATTGGATTGATTCAAAATGATAGTTGAAGTGCCTCGCCCGCTGTTTTGCCCGACCGCAGTCGTTGAAGTTGAATTATTCTGTAATTGTGAGTATTGATTATACATAGAATATATAATATATTAAGATTTTAAATTTCCTAAATTAGACGCCTAGATACTTTCCATCATTGCTAATTCCACTAAAGCCTGTGTCGCTTCTCTCTTGGGTAATAAATCTTGGGACATTAGTTTTATTATAAGACGCTTTAGTTCCTTAATAGCAATCGGGCTATTCTGTCCAGCCATCAGTTCGCCCTTGAGAACTGTAAATCGTCTGTAATCGGCTTCCTGTTTGCTAATGTTTGGTGATGGTGTTGAGATATGATGAATATGTGCCTCCTTTAGAATCTTGTGAAGTATATCCTTGTCTGTATCCACCAAGGCATTAATAGATTCATATGTTGGAACTGAATTTGAGAGAATAACCTTGAGAATATCACAGATATTTTTAGAGATTTTTTGGGTTGCAAGTTTGGGAACAACTGCACCAGACGCAGACCTTACCATTAAAATACCTTGTTCTAATTTATTACGATTCAAAGCATACCGTCCAAAGGGAAAATACGATTTGGGTTTTTCAATCACACCCTCTAATTTCAGTCGTATCTTTTGCTTTTTCTCTCTTGATGTGGTTGCTGAATGATTAGAAACTAATCCTTTTCCTCGCATTATTTTTTTTCGCCTTAATCCATAACCACCCATCTCGCCCATCTGTCCAGCATATAGGTCTTGTGTTTCTTGTGATTCTTGTGGTGGTGCGAATCTTGGTGCGGGTTGGCTTCTACCTGTATAAGTTGTAGGATTTGCTGGCTGCATATATCGTTCGAAAGGTAATACTGTGCTCTCTGATGATTGCTTTGAGAGAGATGGTCTTTCTGCTACATCTTTCAAATCTCCCATTTCTTGTATTGATGAATTATTAGGCAGTTCATCTTGTAATTCATTTAATACTGCTTCTGGGTTTTCTTCACCTGTTAATCTATTTAAATAATACATCAATCTTCCTCTTGTAATCTGGTTTTCTAATACATTAGAAGCGGCTTGCGTATAAGGCACACCTGTAGCATTTTCCTCTTCTTCTAATCTCCTAAGATTTTCTTCTGTAAGCATAGAATCTCGTATTCTTTCAATATTATCCATAAGTTCAGAGTCTGCGTCAGTATTATCTAATGAATCCAATAAATCATTATAATCTTCTGCCCTTGGTAAATTCTTCAACTCTTGAATTCCAAGTAGAATATCCTGTCCGGTTGTCTCTTGAAGTCCAATAGAGACACCACTTGTAATATCTTGGCTTTGAATCATTCTGTCTAAAGCAGACAAGAAGACAATTGCAGGAACACCAATCTTGTATTTTGATTTCAATGCATCATACAATGCAGGAAAGGATTGAACCGCCATTTGTAATCTGTATGATTGGTCAGGTTGTCCTAATTCAGCCATAATCATTTGAATATTATTTGGGTCTGTAAGTGATGGTAATACTTGTCTTAATTCAAGCATCAGTTTCTCTCTATCCAATAATTTTTCCTCAATGGGTCTTGTGTCTGTTGGAGCAGCCGGAGGGGCTTGTCCTGTCAAATTCGCCATTACGGCATTATACACTTTAGAATCATTGGCGATTTGGGCGTTTAGATTCGCAATGTAGGCGTTTGTGAATTTATTCAAGTCAATCGGTTTTCGTTGTGGTGGGAGCGACAGTTTTAATAACAAGAGAAAAAAACCTTTTCTAAAGGTTATTTAAAACAAAGAACTCTTCCAATTTATGTTCTATAATATAATCATTATAGGCTTGTCCTGCTTGAATTTCAGTTTCATAAGTTCCTAAATGTATTGTTTTTCCATTTATCATTATAGACGGACGCCAATTATTATCTCTCTTATTAAAAGAAACTCCCTTGTATTGAGACGATGTTCCTGTTCTTTTTTTACGATTTCTTGCGTTTTCTTGTGATGTCGCCCATCGTAAATTTGAAAAAGTATTATTTGTTCTATTGCCGTCAATATGGTCTATCAACGGTTTATTGTCAGGATTAGGTATGAATGCTTGTGCGATAAGACGATGGACTAATTTACACTTATTGACTTTATCTATAGAATTATAGAATAATACTATATAATATCCGTTTGTATCCTTTGATAGTTTCATTATTCTATTAGTTTTATCATTTCTAATGCGACCAAGATTTGAAATTGAATAATTACAGTCTTCAATTTGCTTAAACTCTTCTGCTACAAATTCTTCTTCAATTTCAATCAAATCATTTTTGGAAGCCTCTACTTCTTTATGCTTTAAAGAATTCATATGTTTATTGTAATTACATTTTACATCAGTTTCATAATCACAGCATTCACAACGAAATTGTTTTGACATATTATACTTATACTTATACTTATACATCTGTTTAAATCAGTTCGTTTAACTTTACGAAATAATTTCTGCTTAATTACTATGTTTTGTTTAGAAGAGTTCAATAAACCAGAGATTAGAACCAAACTAAATGGTGTTGTTATGAATACCATCTACGACAACCCTCTAAAAGAGTATTCATCATTGAATGGTTTAGAGAGAATGAAGTATAATAAGGTTTTGAATAATTATATTAATTTGACTCTTGTTGGAGATGATTGGTATGCTAAACTGACAGATGAATTCAATGAAATCGTTTCTCTCGCAATGAATGATATTAAATTGTTTAATCCAGAGAAACAAATGTGTCCTGTATCAAATGAAAATACCTATGTCTTAAAAGATGAGCATAAGGAACAATTTAGAAAACGGGCAGATGAAGGGGAAGAATATGCTATACAAATAATAAAGGCTAGTGAAAAGGGTGATGCATTTATGCAAGACTGTTAAATCTGCGATAAGTATTCGAAATAATGTCATATAGTATAATATGATATTATTGATAAGCAGTATGTCTAAAGCCCGAATTAGACTGTTGCTTCTTTTACTTCTTCCTTTACTTCTTCCACAGCAGCCTTTTTCTTGCGTTCTCTCTTGACCTTTTCCTTGGGTTTCGGTTTCAACGATTCTACTTGTTCCAAAAGAGCCTGAAAATCAAGCAACAAAGCACAATGCATTTCCTTTAGTTCTTGGACTTCGTCTCTTAACAATTGGACTTCATTCACTTCTTCAGGAACAGATTCAAGAGGAGTAGGAGCAGGAGCAGATTCTTCTTCGGGGTCTGAATGCACTGTTCGCATATGACGCTTCAAATTATCCTTTCTTGCTGTAGTGTAATCACAGAGAGAACAAGAATGATTCTTCTTGTCCTGCTTTGCAACCACAACCACTTCAACCAAATCATCGCCACACAAATCGCATTTACTTTCGCTTGCCTCACTCATTGTTATAATTTATACTCATCGGTATCTTTAAGTAGTTTTTTACTCAATTGATATTTATGGATTCTTATTGCTACTTGAGATAAAAGGAAAATGCTATATACCTTATAATCAAATGAAATCATACGAAGGTTTCAAATATGTTCCAAGTCCAACTCTTCGCAAGTGCGATTTTATTGAAATTTGCGATAAATTGAAAGAGCAACTAACAACTTTTTTAAACCCAATAATCGATGTTGTTCCTGAACCAAGGATAGAAGGTGGTATTAGAATCATTTACGAAAATCAAACAGCGTATAAATCTATTAGATTGAATGTATATGATTTTCCACATATTACAGAGAACACTGTTGAGGAATGGAGAAACAACACAGATTTATTGGATTTGAAACCATACAACAAGGTAAAATACACATTTGCGAGATTGTTTGCGACAAACGCACCTATATTTACTCGTAAAGAATTAGAGACAATCAAGAGTATTTTTGGGTTGTATGATATGAAAGTCTCTTGTTTTACTGCGGAGGTCATTCTAAAATAAAAGTATATGGATATACTATGATTAAACAATTAGATACAATTCCTATAGCAGAATTCAACAAAATTGAAACTTGTTTAGCAAAGATTAAAATTCCAATCAATCAGGCTAATAATCGTATTGGCTTTCCTAAATTTAGAGCCTTAACACTTGGTCTTACAAAATATAGAACTGATAAACATATATCTTGTGCTGTTTCTAATGATAAATATCCTGAATTATTTGATGCTGTTTTTGAATTTGGAGACAAATATTGTCCATTTAAATTTACAAGTGTATATGTAAATAATAATACAGTATGTCCAAGACACAAAGACAAGGGTAATTTTGGAATTAGTATGATTGTTTCTCTCGGAGACTACACTGGGTGTAATCTTGTTATTGATGAAAAAATATATGATGCCCGTCATCGTCCAATTGTATTTGATGGAACTCAACTGATTCATTATAACACACCTGACCTTGTTGGAAACAAGTATTCGCTCGTCTTCTTTACGATACGAAATTAAACGGGTGTGTTTCAATGTATCTCAAATCACCTCCTGAAATAATTTCACCTCGTCGTAATCTGCCTTGAATACGCTTTATAACCCGAAATTCTCTCTTTTGTCGGTTGTATTCATTAGCAAGATTTCCTTGTGAATTGATAAAGTCTTGGTCAATTACAAAAACAGGATTCATTATTTTATTATAGGAATTCTATTTAAATCTATTAGGTAGTAGTCTAAAATGGTTTAAACCTAACGCTATAATATTATAAGACAATGCCTTCACCTGCATACTTGAAACAGAAGCCATATATTATGGCGTATTATGAAAAGAACAAAAGAGACAACTGGGACAGGTCTAATGCGAGACGACGGTTTTTAACAGAAGCCAAACGCTTTCGCAATATGCTATTATTGGATATTGAACCAGACTCCATACCCACAAATTAATTGAGTTAAAAAACAACTTAAATATTAAATCCTACTATAAGGTATAGCGATGTTCTCTGGATTTAAAATTGAGAGACTCCCATCAATCTACAACAACAAGACTGTTTTGAATGAATACATACCAGACAATCGTCTTAATGCTCTTATTCAACATAATATCGGGATTGAATTTTCAGAGAACCAGTATCAACGCAAACATTATAATTTTACAAATGAATTAGCATATTACAATACGCTATTGGGTAAGTATAATAAAAAAGATAATTGCTTCAAAATCAAATTAAAAAACGCTCTCTATAATTGGGGAAGAATTCAAGCAGAGGACTACTCCACTCTTGCAGTTTTTCATAGGCCAACAAGACACTCGTTATGTCAAGACCAGTATAACGATATTGATATGAAATCCTGTTGTCAAACCATATTTCTTAATTTGGTTCGTATGAATGGGATTTCTCATAACTATCCTCGTTTGGAAGAGTATGTCGCACAACGAGACCAATTACTTTCACATTATCAAGAGAAATATGGAGTAAGTAAAAATACTATTAAAAACCTATTTACTGGTATTGGGTTTGGCGGTTCAGCCAAAACTTGGTTTGCTGAAAATAATATTGAATTTGATAATGACTCTTTTATTTGTGAGTTGAATGCTGAATATTATAAATTAGCAGACATTATTTACGATGCAAATAAGAATATCTGCGAGGATATATTAAAGGCATTTCCTAATAAGTTTGCTGATTATGATGACCCGTCTGCTCTGCTTTCCAAGAAAAAACGAACTACGATGGCGATGTTTTATCAAACAGCAGAACGCTATTGTCAAGAGGCGGCAATCTCTTTCTTGTGTGATTCAAAGGGATTTAACATCAAAGACATTGTCCCTTGTCAAGATGGGTTTATGATTCTTGCATCATTAATGTATCCTACGATTTGCAATGATTGCGAAAAGATTGTCAAAAACCGATTCAAAATTGAAGTCCAATTTGTGGAAAAAGAGTTTAATGAACGCTTTGAAATACCCAAATACATTAGCGACAAGGACAAACAACTTGCATTGAAACAGCAACAAAAGGAAGAACGACAGCAAAAAAAAGAACAACAAGAGGCAGAGCGAGAGCAGAAAAAGAAAGATAAAAAGGAACAACAAGAGGCGACAAAACAATCAAAGGAAATAGAAAAAGAGAGAAAACGAGAAGAAAAGGAAAGTGCATACCTTGAAAAGGATAAAAAAATACTACTTGAAACAATAGCAAAATACACAACCGAAGATGGGCGTATTATATTACCAGCAGGAATACAATTTACAGATGACATTGAAGATAGTAATACAAAATGGTTATTAGATGGGTGTATGACTGATTTAGATGCAGCAAAAAAACTATTTGAATTATATCCTCATTGGATTACTTGTCAAGGGGAAATGTATGTGTTTGATTATACATCTGGAATGTATTCTTCAAATACAATCATTTACAACAAAATCATTGCACAACATAGCGACTTTTTACACATAATGTTAAAAGATGAAACTCACAATAAAGACTGGTATAGAAGTGATTGTCGCTCTTATGGAAATACATCAGTTATGCTTGATAAAATCATAACACTTCTTAAAACGCTCAATATCAACAATGATTGGTTAAAACAATCTCAATCATCTTCATTAGGTAAAATCCTCTTTGAAAATGGCTATTATGATTTTATGGAACGCAAGTTCTATGATACATTCAATTCTAAATATGTATTCTTTGGTAAAATCCATCATAAATTTCAAGCATTTTTAGACGAAGATTTAGAATATATGGAGAGCATTAAGCAACGCTTATTCTATAATTCACTTGGTAAAGAAGTAGGTGATTATTTCATTCTTCAATTAGCAAGAGGATTGTCGGGTGAATGTATGAAACGAATGTTATTTGCGATTGGAGACACTAATTGTGGAAAAGGTGTTATTACATCAGCAACATCTTTATCAATTGGCGATTACTTTGGTTCATTTAATGCTGAAAGCATCGCACATAGAGAAACATCTCAAGATGAGGCACAGATTATGCGTTGGGTAATGTTATTGCGATACAAACGAATTATTATTTCAAATGAGATGAAATCCGGTATTACATTGAACGGCAATTTCATTAAAAAAATCGCAAGTGGTGGAGACCCATTGATTGGAAGAACCCACTGCAAAGAAGAGACCGAATTTAATACACATTTCTTACCTATTGCATTGGATAATGATATGAGTAAAATTACACCATATGATGATGCAGTTGATACTCGGGTTAGATGTCTGACATTTAACAAATCATTTGTAGATAGAGAACCTGAAAATGAATTGGAATTGAAAATGGATTTGAATATCAAAGAAGAGTTGAAAGACCTGCGATTTCAAAGATGCTTTGTTGGTATTTTACTTAAAGCACATTGTGATTATCTTGATAATGAAAAGAAGGAAAATGAACCCGAAGGTGTTAAAAATTCAAAGAAAGATTTGATTGAAACAACGACTGACAAAAATCCTCTCAATGTGTTATTGCGAGATTATGAAATTACTAACAATGACAAAGATTCTGTCAAAAGTAGTGAGTTGCAAGATTGGCTTGATGCGAAGAAACTCGGCATTAGTATTACTCGGTTAGGGCGAGAATTGAATAAATATGCTACGATTAACAAGTTGGAAAATCTAAAACATAAGGACAAAAAAGTAGCGGGTAAAACTAGTAAATATTGGTTTGGAATAAAAGAGAAAGAAATTGAGGACGAAGAGGAACAATAAAAGGTCGCGGGTTTCTGGTTGCGGGTTTGTTTTACAACCCCAAGCCCTATATAGGGAAAGAACTTTTTTTTTTTAATTTATTCATTTGACATTCTTTTTGGGTCTCTAAAAGAATGTCAAATCACTTTTTTTTATTTTTTTTTTTTTTTTTTTTTTTTTTTGCCAACATAGGGAAGGGTCAATATCCAACCCGCAACCTGAAACCAGCAACCTTTCAAAACAATCAACAAATAACAACTTACCAGAGAAGCCATTTAATCACCTGACCTCTTTCAGTCTCGTTCCTATGTCTTTGATGGTATAAACGGCGTCTTTCGTCTGCGTATGCCTTGCCCCTTTCTTTCAAATAAGCTGGGAAATCTTTGTATCGCCGATCGCCACCTGAAAACAGATAATCCCCTTGTTTATTAAAGACATCAATCTTGTAATTAGACCTTTGACTTGGTTTGACTTGAACACCTAACTTTTTGGCTTGTTTAAGAGTATATTTTGATATTTCATACATACATAACAGAGAGAAAATATCCCTGTTATATATGACACTAATAGAACTGATGTTTATGTTTATTTTCGCAAATGACTTGGACACCGATGAAGACGAAGAATATGAAATTATAGATAAATGACTTGTTTCTCTCTTATCCCGTCAATATTAAAAGTAAGATAAAGAGTGTCAAACCAGCATCGTTTCGTTGGTTCTTTTCCCTTGATGAAATGTATTCTTTTAGAAGGAATTAGAATTCCACACTTGTCAGCAAAGCCAGTGTCTTTATAGAATTTCTTTGTAAGTGTTGATACAGGAAGTATCATTATGAATGGCTTGTTTATTTGTCTTAATCTTTCAAATACTTTCTTCTTACAGGAATAAGGCGGATTGCTTATGATTACATCTCCATAATCTACTTTAAAAAAGTCTTCATCTACACTAATAACTTCTTTACAACCCAGTTCTCTCAAAGTATCAGGTGATGGACTTGCCGAATTATAAAAGGCTTCCCAAATAATTTTGGACTTGGGTATGTATTTGTCAATATCTATCCAAGCCTCGGGTGGTGTGAAATAATGGTCATCATTTGGTTTGTCTTGTCCAATTGTAAGACTGGCCATTTATATAGTTCAAGTTATTTGTAATCTGATTTGACCGCAGTTCCATCAATTACTTCAAACGGTTTCCCACAGCCAAAAATCAATCCATTTTTAATTGCCTGTTCGCATTCCTCTTGACTGCTATGTGGAGGTAATTGTTTATAAGAGTCTTTAAATATCCCGCATCTAAATATAGCACAATTTAATTGAAGTATTTCTATATATCTTCCACAAGTTGGACAACGAACAATCATATATATATCAGAGAAAAGAAGAACTCTCTCTAAACGATTTAAAGGTAATTGAGGATAAAATCTATAATGCCTCACTGTGAGAAATGTGCCTTGTTGCAATTCAAACAAGATTTGAAACCAGCAACTCTAAAATCGTATGCCTGTTGCTATGATAAAATCCGTCTCCATTTCAAAGGCAACATTGCAGACCAATCAATAGAAGACTTGATTGTGTTTTGTGGTAATGAACCAAAATTATCTACTCGTCTTAACCTATTAAATATTATAATTGTTGTGTTCCAAATGAGGAATAAAGACATTATCCCCTTTATTACTTTACGAGAGAAACTAATCAAAGAGCAGAATGAAGTGCGAAAAATAACAAACATCAATTTAACAGAGACCTTACCAACGGTAAAAGAATTATTAGAATACTTGGACTTTCTCTCTTTGAATAAAAGATGGATTGAATTCATAATCAACTATTTATTGATTCACTTGAACTGTAGAAATGCAGACTTGTTTATTGATATTGTGGATTGTATTCCAAGTGAAACAACAAGTAATTATTTGGTGATTGAAGACAGTCAAATTCGGTTCATTCGCCATATTTACAAGACTTCAAAGACTTATCAAACAAAGGAGGATATCATAACAGATGAACGATTTCACAAGGCAGTCAAATCGTTAGGTATAAGGTCTCTTATTTTGAATAGTTGTGGAGAGAAAATAGGACTTGACCGAATTGGAACAAACATCAAACGATTATCGTATAAAGAACTGGGTGAAATTATTATTTTCAAGAGCATAATGAAGGAGGCGACACTTGCATCTGTTGCCGACTTGTCAAAAAACAGGGGTTCAGCCATTTCCACCTTGTTAGAGTTTTATTACACAAAGTCGTCATAAGTATTTGAATTTTCCAATAATATTAAAATATAGTATAGTCTCCGACACTTTAATATTATTCAATTACATTATATCCACATCATAATCTTTCTCCAATTTGTAAGGTTGTTTTATTTCGTCCAGTTTTAATATTGCTTCTTCAATAGGAAATTTTCTAACAATAGTATCTCGTATTTTCATATTAATACGACGATTAGACATAAGGAAATATTCCGTCTCTTTGAAATGGTGCAAGTATCCTCTTGGGTGTTTGTTGTATTCAATTCCTTCAGCATCAAGACGCTTACAGAATTTCTTTACGCCCTTTTTCTTTAGATACTCTTCTTGCTCCAAAGTAAAACGAAAATCATTAAAGCAATCGCCTTTGAAATCAGTATTTGGATTTAACCAAAGAAATCCATCAATACGATTTGCCTTGTCAGTCTTTTTATTATTTCCATAAATGCTATGATAATTAACCATAGCATTTATTTCAAGTTCGTTCATAAAAGTATCAAGCGAATTCATTTTAAGAGACTGGCGGGTCTATACCTTATATATGTAGTTCTCTTTAAGTCCTTTTATGGTCTTAAGTGTTAATAAGTATTTTAAGGGCAAAAATAGGAAATATAAAGACTTATACCCTGCAAGGGTTGTTTTATGGTCTGGTGATTTTATTGAATTACTTCTTTTTCATAGACCTAAGACGAGCCATTCGTTCTTTCATTTCAGGCGACCCTTTAGCCGGTCTGCCTTTTACGCCAGAGCCACCCATTCCAGAAGGCAATGTGACAATACCAGAACTAACCCCCGGAACATCAACAATACCAGAAGTAATTCCTCGTCGTTTAGGCATACTACTTCCAACAAGTCCATTTCTTACTAAATCACTAATGTTGCCCCCAGACATCTTTTTAGGGCGTCCCCGTCCTCGTTTCACTCCCGCCCCGGAAATGTCTCGTCCTGCTTCTTTGGCCAATTTAGGCAAGGCTTTAGCCCCTTTAATTATATCTCTTGCAGTAACAGGTTTATCAAGAATCCCGCTATTACTCAACCAACCTTGTCCAGACATTTTACCAATAACAGACGCAGGTTCAAGAGTGTCTCCCAATCCCGCCCCGGAAATGTCTCGTCCTGCTTCTTTAGCCAATTTAGGCAAGGCTTTAGCCCCTTTAATTATATCTCTTGCAGTAAAGGAACGGTCAAGAATCCCACTATTACTCAACCAACCTTGTCCAGACATTTTTCTAGGGCGTCCTCTACGACGCACACCAGAACCGTCAATAGCCTTGGCTGCTTGTTCTGAAGCAATTCGTCCAGCGATTTTTCCAAGTGTCGCACCAACTGCTTTTCCGGGCTCACCGCCATATTGCATTCCAACCGTTTCTCCGAGGGTAGAACCAATAGCAGGCAATGCGTAATCAATCCCAATTTTCCCAATCCGTTTTGCTCCGCCGACATCAGTAGGAATCCCCGCCATATTAGCAATTCTTTTAAGATTTCCAACTGATACACCTGCTGGAATCTGTGAGCGAACAAGTCTTTCAACAGGTGCAGAGATTGGTCTAAATGCCTTTCCAATATCGTCCAAAATACTACCTCCCATCATACCGAGAGAATGTTTGACTTGTTTTTCTCCTTGTGGAATAAGATGATGCAAAACTAACATATGATATATATTATTCATAGATTTTAATTTCGGCTGTGCCGAATTAATACTTCCTCCTTGCTGAATTACATTAATTGAAGCACCTAAATCAGTCAATCCTCTACTAATTTTTGCTAAAGTAGGATTTTGCTTAAATATTTCGTCTGTGTTTTGTTTGACAAAATCCCTTAATTCTTGTGTTAATAGATTATTTGCCTGCAAGACATTAGTAATAAAATCCTGACAATTATTGTCGCTTGGTGAATAAGGATAAAAGGCAGAGCCCATTTTTCTCTCTGTATTGTCCAATAAAGAATTCACAGTTAATGGAGATGAAATGGATACTTGTTTTGTTTCAAGTCCCTTGGGTGATGGTATTCTTTTTGTAGCATTGATTCGTTCATTTTTTTCAAGTAAAAAGTCCCCTTTATTTGTATTAATAATAATATAAAGATGGAAAAGACTGTCATAGGGTAATGAACCGAATACTTTATTAAACCCACCGAGAGAAACAATATTCATAGCACTTGTGATGGTTGCGGGAACAGGTGCTCTGCATACTGTAATTCTATTGATACTTTCATTACCAAATTCCTTTTTAATTGCTTGCAAATTAGGCGGAATTGCTGATGATGGATTAACTACTTTTTTCACAAAATTATAAACAGAATTGGCTGTTTCACTTATACCTCGTCCGCTTTGTGGTGAAAAAGGCGAGCCAAAGCCAAGACTGTTTCTTGCCGAGTCTGGAGTTGCTAAACCAAAATCTTCTAATCCAAATTCACTCAATGTAGGTGAATAATCAGATTGAGAAGAACGAGCCGATTTGGGAGTCTTTGCTCTGGGTGTTGGCGTCTTGGCTCGCGACGCTTTACCTTGTGGTAAGTCATCGGGATTAATCAGAGAAAAAGATGGTTCTCTTCCACCACCGCCAGCAGGTTCAGGCGATTTAGCCTTTTCCTTTGCTGGTGCTTTCCCCTTCATCATATTTCTTAACTTTTCACCTGAAGTATTCAAATCAACCTTTTTTATCTTACTTGTTCCTTGTTTTGTATGATATTCAATATTTTTAGGCAAGAGTTCAGGTAATCCCCGAGTCTTGTTCTTTTTAGAGTAATCTTTGAAATTTCCAGTTGCATCAAACATATTAGCAAACAATTCCTTTATTTTCGTTTGGTCTTTGGGAGAGAAAAAATACAATTTAGGAAGTTCCAAGTTCTCTCTATTTTCAATAGAAGGTTCTTCGTCTTTATTGCCTGTTATGATTTGGATTGAATTTTGTTTCTTACGAGTAGAAAGATTACGAACTGCCGTTGTTGGTGATACCAATTTCCAATAAGGTTTCACTCCGTCTTTGGTTTTTTTATCAGGCATTTTTTGCATAAAGTAAGCAGGCAGATTTAATACTGTATTACCTACAATAGGCAAAGGGACTCTGGCTTTATATTGGTCTTCGCCGCTTTCTCTAAACCGCTGTCCGGCAACGCCTTCCCCATCAATTTTTTTTGGCATTTATATTATGAGAGAAATTAATATTCATTCGTAAAATAATAAATATTAATTTAGCAGTATATTATATGTCTCTCACAAATTTTCAGTTGATGGATTTGTCTAAACGAATGGGATTCCCACTTGCCGGAGTGTTCTATAAAAGTGAATTAAAAGACCAACCTCTTAAATACAATACCTCTTTTATTGTGAATCTCGAAGATGAGTATGACGAAAATGGACGACCTAATGACGGAAGCCATTATGTTTGTTGCTATGTGAAAAAGTGCCCCAATGGAAATATCCAGCCAATCGCATTCGATTCTTATGGCGTTGCTCCTTGTAAAGAAATTGTAGATTTTATTGGACTTGGTCATACACCTCCATATAATACCAAAGACATTCAATCCATTATGAATTCCGCTTGCGGCTGGTTCGTATGTGCCTTTCTTTATTTCATCACAGCATTTCCACAGAGAACAAATTCGCTCTATGATGACTGCGAACACTTTACAGATTTATTTGATGACCTTAACAAGTCCAGTAATTGGAAGAAAAATGAGTATATGTTGAAGCATTTCTTTAGAGATTCTCGTAAAGAAGTGAGAGACAAGAATCCCATTGATGTTTTTAAAGGTTGTGAATTCAAACCGCTAAATGTTGATGGAATTGCAAACCCAACAACTATTTTAACAACTTCAAAAGAATCTTCCGGATTACCTCCATAATAATTTGTATTCTAATTTCAATAAGTTATTATGTTCAAAATCCTTTTGGTTTCTCTCAATCCATCGTTTCCGTATCTTGTAAGAATCGGCACATTTATAGAATCTCATTTTACAAAAGTCTATAGAACCATTGATACCAACATAGCCCAAGAACAATCCATTATCGTTATAAACTTCCATTTTATATTTAAGATTTTCACTTGGATACACAAGCAAGTCAAGGCGTTCAGCATTCCGTTTTGTTCTTGGCGTAATTACATATTCGGTTAAAACCATTATACATTGCTGTCATTTTTATTCTCTGTTTTGTCCGCTTTTTTGTCCGCTTCTTTGTCCGCTCCTTTGTCCGCTTCTTTTTTCATTTCTAAACCATCTTCTCTTTCTTCTACATCAACATTGCGAACGATTTTAAAACAACATAATTCAACACTTGAACACTTGGATTTATAGCACATTTTCAAAACTGCTAAAATTAATCCAACACCACTCGAAATAACAAAGGTAAGAAACACTTCTGTTAATTCCATTTATATAAAGAGAGAAATTATCCAATTCTTGTTGCAGTTGCATATCCATTTGCTGAAATTGTTGCTCCTGCACCTGTAAAACTAATTAGAAAAGTAGGATAGAATGAGGTCGTTGCTGTTGTTGAATAAGTTAAAGCACTTGAAAAACAGGGATTGTCGGCTATAGCATAAACAACTGTGTTATGTGTTCTTGTTGAACCACCATAAGACACTTTTGAAGAATATGCTCCATTATTTGTGAGTGTCATATAAAGAGATTGAATTGTTGCAGTTGCTGTTCCTCCAGCGATTGTTAAATCTATGGTATAACTAAAAGCCCATACACCAGCGGCTAAATTGGAAAAAGAAGCAAATGAAACTGCGGTTGCGGTTGTAACTGAAAAACTCGTAGATGAAGTAGAAACAACCTGTCCTAATTGACCTGCCGATGCAGGTGCTGAATATGTTGATTGAAGAGTAATTGGGAAATACATTTGAACTGCGTTTGATAAAATAGTAAAGGACTGTGTTAGGACTTTCCCTATTGTATAAGTATAAAAATTGTATGCGGTTGCTGCTGGTGTTCCAGCGAAATTGTCATTTCTCATAAACAAATCAACAGAATTAGTATTTACATTTGCTTTAAAAGAATAATTGTTCGTTCCAGTCCCAAAGTTATATATTTCTAAAAATGCATTCGTTCCTGTTGAAGTAATACTACCTGAAAATGTTGCTGCCGTAGGATTTATTACCAATGAATCCACTGATGCTTTTGCTGAAGTCATCGTTTGTATATAAAAGGTTGTATCCACCGCCGCCGCCGCTGTCGCATTGTTATACACCCGTAATGCCCCATTTGCTCCTTGTTGGAACAATGTTCCTGCATATGTTGTTCCTACTCCACTATAATCAGTCAAATTATATACTCTTGAAGTTATTCCTCCTGTCGCAGCACCTGAATTTAAATTTTCGCAATAAACCGTATTTGATGCTGTGCCGAGAACAATACTATTCGCAACAGTTGCTTGTGCTCCGTAGCCGATTGCCGTTGAACCTGATGCAGTTGCTTGTGCTTGATAACCGAGGGCTACTGAACTTCCACCTGTAGAAATTGCAGAAGCACCAACTGCAACACTAGTGCCAACAGATGAAGCACTATATCCAACAGAAACTGCATTGTCGCCGTTAATAATTGCACTTGTACCAACTGCTGTTGAATTTGATTGATTCGAATTACTACAAGTAATAATACCACCAACAAAAGTGTTATTACTTCCTGTTGTTATAACATTTAGACTACTAACTGCATTATCAGAACCTACAAAGACATTAGTGTTTCCTGTTGTTAGTTTTACTCCTGCGTTTCCTCCAACAGCAGTATTAGAACCACCTGTTGAGTTTTTTAAAGCATTTACACCAAAAGCCGCAATCACTGCACCTGAAACATTATTCGCTAATGCGTTTGAACCAAAAGCACAGCATTCAGAACCAGAAGTTTTTAATTTCATAGCAGAAAATCCAAAAGCAGTCCCATCTAAAGATGTATTATTCGCATTTAGTGCTTGAACACCGAATGCTGTTTGCTGACTCGATACTGGAGTTGTATATGTAGTATTAACACCCATACCTGCTCTTATTCCAGTTGTTTCTGTTCCTTTCAAATAAATATCATTTCCACTTTGAATTGAACCTGTTGATGTAGTCCCAGAGCAATACACCGTATTTGATGCTGTGCCGAGAACAATACTATTCGCAAGTGTTGCGACTGCGTTGTATCCGATTGATGTTGAACCTGATGCTTGAGCGTCTGCTAATGCACCGAGAGAGGTTGCATTCGCTGCTCCTGCTTTTGCGACTGAACCGATGGCGGTTGAGGCTTGACCTGTTGCTTGAGATGATTGACCATAAGCCGATGCTTGTCCTACCGCATTTGAAGCAATTGAAGCATAACCAACTGCGACCGAATTTGAACCTGCACTTATGACCGCACTTTTGCCTATTGCGACACATTGAGCCGCTGAAATAGCATTATTCCCAATAGAAATTCCGCTATCTCCAGAAGTGTTACTGAGACCTATTGCAACTGAACCTGATGTCCCTATTGTATTATTATATCCAAGAGAAACAGAACCACTTCCAGAGGTTGTATCTGTTTTTAGTTGAATGCTTCCTGCTCCATTTCCAATAGAAATAGCACCCGATGTGACGAGACTATTTGTTGATGTGCCGGAGCAATAAACCGTATTTGACGATGTCCCGAGCATAATTTGATTTGAGAGTGTGGTAGTTGCTCCTGTGCCTATAGCAGTTGAACCTGAAACCCCTCCTCCTATATTTGTTCCAGTTCCTATAGCAGTATTACTATCTGCTGTTGCTCCTTGTCCAGCATTTACACCAATTGATACATTATTGTTTCCTATTATATTATTAGGCAAAGAATTAGAACCTATCGCAATATTATAAGAGCCTGTTGTCAATCCGATTGATGAACCTAAAATCACATTTTTAGTTCCTGTTGCAAGTGCAGGTATGCCTGTTCCAAGAGATACAATGATGTTTTTATCTGCTACAGTTCCTGAACCTTGTGTGCCGAGTTTAAGACTATTCGCAGTAATATTTGCATTAAAAGTAGTTTCTGTTGCTACAGAAGTGGGCGTCCCTGTTCTTCCTAAAAAGAGAGACTGGGCTTTAGACAAGGACAACGATTCTGTATTTGCTTCTTTAAAGACAGCCGAATTAAAGACTGATAAATTCTCTGTTGGTGGCTGGTAGTTGGACATATACTATAAGTTAAGACAATAAAATTAATATCTTAACTTATTAAAAGACAATGCCGCCAAAAAAGGTTAAAATAACCGAGAACGATGATGGGAAGATGATTAATTTTTATGAGGCAATGCCAAAGCAGTTTTTAGACAAGCCCTTATCAAATCCAAATAAGAAATTGACAAATATGGACATACCCTTTCGCCTTGTGTGTTCTGCAAACTCTGGTTCAGGAAAGAGTAATTGGATTACTAATTTGATTTCTCTCTTTTCCAAGGGAAAGGGAACATTCTCATCAATCCTTATAATCTGTAAGGACTCAAGCGAACCCTTGTATAAATATTTAGCATCTTTAAGCGATTCTATCCAAGTAAAAGAGGGTCTGGAGCACTTACCGCCTTTGAATAAAGAAAAGGAAGACAAGGAGTGTTGTAAATTAATTGTCATTGACGATATGCAACTTGAAAAGAATCAAAACAGGGTAGAACAGTTCTACATACGAGGAAGAAAGTTTGGCTATTGTATTGCTTACTTGGCTCAAAATTATTATGAGATTCCTATTGTAATTAGGAGGAATTGTAATTATATGTGTCTGCTTAAGACAAGTTCAGCAAGAGAGATGAAGATGGTTCTTAAGGAATGTGGAACATCTAAAATAGAACCAGAACAGATATTAAATATGTATGAGGAAGCAACCAAAACCAAATTCAATCCATTAATAGTGCATTGTGAAGAGAGCGACCCTTATAAGCGTTATTGGTCTGGATTTACAAAACTTCTAAATCCTGATGAATTTCGTTAATAGATTGTTGTTTTTTTTCTTTATTTTTAAAATATCGTTCTTGTGCTTGTTTGGCCTTTTTTTCTCTATTTTCTAAATAATACTCTTGTTGATATTTATTTATAGCATCAATATTTTCAAGTTTATACTTTTTTACTTGTTCTTTAATAATATCCTTATTTTCAATTTTCCATTTGTTTCTTGTTTCTTTTTGAGAATCCACATCTATTCCAAAGGCTCTAATAGAATTCATATTTGATTGTAATTTTTCAATCCATTCTTGTTCCACTCGTTCTGCTTCTCTTGTATCCTTTACAAGTCTTTTTTCAATCTCAATCATTTTCCATTCATTCCAACCTCCATTTTCTCTCATAATTTGATAAATTTTACAATTATGATTTTTATCATTTTCATTATTACAACTTGTTTTATGATGATATTTTCGTTTTGTAAAATCTACAGTATGTCCTACATAACTACTCTTAATTTCAGAATTATTACAAATGAATTTATAAAAGGAAACTTCTCTCGTTGAGTAATCAATTGCGATTTTAGGCATCTGTTATAATATCTTATAAAATCTCTTTAATATAATTTGAGCAAATTTGATTAAAAATTTAGGGTTTTGTGTGTGTTTGGGTTTGCGTCGGCAGGGTTTATTTATACCCACCGACTTACAAAATTCTAACTACTCTAACTACGGGTTGTTGTGTTTTTTTTTGTTTTTTTTGGTGGCTGAGTGTTTGCGTCGGCAGGGTTTATTTATACCCCACCGACTTACAAAAATCTAACTACCTAACTACTCCAGAGTCCCAAGTCCCAAGTCCAGTAAGTTTCAAGTCCCAGAGTCCCAAGTCCCAGAGTCCCAAGTCCCAGAGTCCCAAGTCCCAGAGTCCCAAGTCCAGCAAGTTCCAAGTCCAGTAAGTCCCAAGTTCCAAGTCCAGTAAGTTCCAAGTCCCAAGTCCAGAGAGAATATATTTAATCTTCCTTGCCATAGAAACTTATCCTATTGTTATATGTCCCACTATTTGAAAACCCCTGATTGAATTCACCTACTTTATAAGACCCAATCCAACGAATCGGTGTATCTCTAATTATGTCCTTCTTCCATTTATAGTGACTGCCTCTAAATTCCCTACCAGTATCGTATTCTGTGTATGTCTTATCACTTATACCGAAATATACCCACCCATACACTTTAATATCAATGGAAGCCTTATTAACCTTTGACACCAAACCGCAAACTTGTCCGCCGCAATAAACCTCATCTCCAATCTTAACAGGAGGTGCTTCTCGCACCCATACAGTGCTTATTCCAGTATTGTCAGGTATGTCTTTACGAAAACTCTTATATTCCTTATTTATCCCCCAAGCAGAAATCTCCTTGCTTTCTTTATCCGTAATAACACCATAAGGCTTAGGCAAAAACTCGTTCTTCAACTCTCGCGTCGCAATTTTTATTCTTCTACGCCTAACTTTTGAAGTATATCCAGCAAATTCTTTAATCAATTCCCAAGCATCAGTTGGTATAAAGATTGTCTCACTAATCTCTGTATCTGACTCTGTATCTGACTCTGTATCTGACTCTGTATCTGACTCTGTATCTGACTCTGACTCTGTATCTGACTCTGACTCTGTATCTGACACTTCTGGCGATGACACAGGTGAAACTTCTGGCGATGACACAGGTGAAACTTCTGGCGATGACACAGGTGAAACTTCTGGCGATGACACAGGTGAAACTTCTGGCGATGACACAAGTGAAACTTCTGGCGATGACATATGAGGTGCATCTTGATAATTGCGAGGTGTTGGACAGTAGTCTATCTTGCTAATGTCATCAATGCAACTCTTACAAAAATAACTATCAGCAGAAATTTCGTTTTCTCCAAATGCTCCACCAGTCTTATATTCTAACTTATCATAAGTAAAAGATTCACCACAAGCACCGCATTCATTATGAGTGTTAAAGTTATAACAATGACCACACCACAACTGTTCAGTAATCACATCATCAATAGAAGTCCAACACCTATTCCAACTCAATCCAAGTCTCAATCCAGTTGTCTCGCTGCAGTATCTCATAGAACACTTAATAAGTGTATCTGGAGATGTATGAGTAGGCGGCGGAGTAGGCGGCGGAGTAGGCGGCGGAGTAGGCGGCGGAGTAGGTGTTAGATTGTCCCACAAACCCTCGTCAGGGTCTGCATCAGGATTTATTAGAGGTGGGAGAAACAATGGAGAAGTAGGCGGAGTAGGAGTAGGCGGATTAGAGAATGGGTATAGAGAAGTGCAGGTTGAAGTATGAGTAGTAATACTGGAAATTGGAGAGTCAGGCTCAAGTAAGAAGTTGAAAGAAAGAGTTAGAGGCGGAACAGTAGCAGATGGAGAAGTTGGAGTAGTAGGAAGAATTAGAGTAGGAAGAATTAGAGGCGGAACAGTAGCAGATGGAGAAGTTGGAGTAGTAGGAAGAATTAGAGTAGGAAGAATTATAGGCGGAACAGTAGCAGATGGAGAAGTTGGAGTAGTAGGAAGAATTAGAGTAGGAAGAATTATAGGCGGAACATACTTACTTCGGATAAACCGACCTGCAGGTGGTAAGCCTGGTGGTGGTATAGGAATAAAACCTGCCCTGTGGTTGAGCCAATCAGGGCGAGATTCTGTTGCTTGTTTTTGGTTGGTCGTTTTCGCGAGAGACATTGCTTTCGGAGTTTTTAAATTTAATGAATGTCTATATACCTCGAATAATATTTGAGCAAATCTGGTAGTTATTTTTTTGGGCAAAAATATTAAGCCTTGTCCTAAATTTAAGGTGTGGGTTTTCCCCTCTCTCTTTTTTCTTTTTTTTAAATTACACCTTTTGCTTGCGATATTAAGCACCAAGCGGAGTGCGTTGCTTACAAAATCCTATACTAAAAAATCTATGCCTTACAGGTCTTCTTGTGGTCTTTCCAATGGCTTCTTTGACATACTGTAGAGCAGTAGTAAATCTTGCGACAGCCTTCACACAGATTTCTTGTTGGTGTTTCACACACCCTGCAAATGCGGCAATGAACATTAAAATCTTCAAATTCCATTGCGGTTGTTTCCTCTTGTTGAAGTCTTCTAAAATCTTCCGCTTCCATCATTGATTGTTCTGTCTCGGTCTCGGTCTTCCCTGCGGTCTTCTTTGCCTTCTTCGCCTTGCGTTTCTTGTCGTTCTTTGCCTTCTTTGCTTCTCTCTCCTGCTCTACAATACGAATTCGGTCGTCCATTATTCGATTAATCAAGTCTGCAATTTGGTCTGCTGTGCATTTCTCCGGTTCTTCTATGAATAAAAATCCATTGCCGCCCTCATCTTTAATTCTTCCCACTTTTATCAATTTGTGTATCATTGCACACCACATAATAAGAAACTCAAATGAATCCATAGGTTTAGTCCGGCAGTAATCAGCTTGTTTTTCAGATTCGCTGGTTCTTTTATTAAATTGGCGTCGGCAGTAATCAACTTGTTTTTCAGAGTTTTTTTCTCTTTTGCATATATCACTAAAATCCATTCCAATCCTTATCAAATAATCTTCAATTTCTTCTTTACTAATATTCTGTTCCACAATGATACCATCTACAATTTCAAAGAACTCTCTTTTTGACACACCATAAGGAAACGACATAGTAATCGAACCAAATATCCCTACTATCATACAGACCTTTTCTTTTTCATCAGGGCGAGATTCGGTTGATTCTGTTGCTTGTTTTTGGTTGGTCGTTTTCGCGAGAGACATTGCTTTCGGAGTTTTTATTTTTAATGAGTCCCCTCATACCTTTAATACATTTTGAGCAAATCTGCTATTGAACTTTTGGGCAAAAACGATTTAGACTTTCTCTCTAATTTTAGGATTGTTTGTTATTTGTTGTAAGGTTGCTGGTTTCAGGTTGCGGGTTGGATATTGACCCTCCCCTATGTTGGCGGAAAAAAAATAAAAAAAAATAAAAAAGTGATTTGACCTTCCTCCAATGCATACGAAAGGAATGTCAAATAGAAAAAGCAAAAAAAAATAATAAATCCTCCCTACTGGGGCTTGGGGTTGCAAAACAAACCCGCAACCGGAAACCCGCGACCCGCCACATCGTCCTCTAATACGCC